TGGAGTTCTGGGGCTTTGTAGACGTAGACGTACTTGAAGAGCACGGTGTAGATATTCCTAAGTCATTGAAAGACTTGGATGAAGTTAACTGCAACGTATGGGTATGTAATGGTGAGGTACTACGGTTTGTACTTAACCCATTCAAACCAACACGTATTCCTTACTATGCTGTTCCCTATGAGCATAACCCCTACAGCTTCTTTGGCGTAGGTATTGCTGAGAACATGGATGACACACAGACTCTGATGAATGGCTTTATGCGTATGGCTATTGACAACGCTGCACTGTCTGGTAACCTTATCATTGAAGTAGATGAGACTAACATGGTTCCCGGTCAAGACTTATCTGTGTACCCCGGTAAGGTCTTCCGCCGCCAAGGTGGTGCTCCAGGCCAAGGCATTTTCGGTACTAAGTTCCCGAATGTTGCACAGGAGAACATGCAACTGTTTGATAAGGCACGAGTATTAGCAGATGAGAGTACTGGATTCCCTAGCTTCGCTCACGGACAAACCGGAGTATCTGGCGTTGGGCGTACAGCTTCTGGTATTTCTATGCTTATGTCTGCTGCTAACGGTTCTATTCGGACGGTAGTTAAGAACGTTGATGATTATCTTATCCGTCCCTTAGGTAAAGCTTTCTTCTCATTCAACATGCAGTTTGACTTTGATAGTCAGATTCGTGGTGACTTAGAGGTACATGCTTCTGGTACAGAGAGCTTAATGGCTAACGAAGTACGGTCACAGCGCTTGATGCAGTTCTTGCAGGTTGCACAGAATCCAGTATTAGCTCCCTTCGCTAAGATGGACTATATCATTCGTGAGATTGCTAAGTCTATGGATCTTGATCCTGACAAGGTTACTAACTCTATGCAGGATGCTGCTATCCAAGCTGAGATCCTCAAAGGCTTCCAGCAGCCACCAGCGGCTCCTACAGGGCCAGAAGGCGTAAACATGCCTCAGGGTAGCCCAGCACCAGAAGGACAGGCTCCACAGGGCGTACAGGACACCTCAGGTGGTGGTGGCTCTCAGATAGGTATCGGTACTGCGCCTACACCGGGTGAGCAAGGGTTCACTGGTAATGTCGCTTAAAAAGCTAGTTAACGATAAACAGATCTGGGATGCGTTTCTTGTTGAACTTGAGGAGCGCATCTCCACACAACACCGTAGCATGGAGAGTGTTACAGACACGTCTGAGTTATATAGGCATCAGGGTGCTATACGTACTCTACGGCAACTACAGTACTTGAGGGACAAAGTGAATGGCTGATTATCGTAAACGCCTCGTTGATATGACGGATGAAGAACGTGCAGAAGTAGCACCCGGCGCTCCGCAGTTTAGTGAAGACTACGAGAACGTAGATGATCCGTTAAGTGTTCAGATGCTGGAAGCTGGGTTAGACTTTACACCTGTAGGTACTGTCAAAGGCATTTCAGACATTAAAGATGAGTTGAGTAGTGATGATCCTGACTACTTAAAAGCTATTGGTATGGGTGCTGTTGAAGCGGCAAGTATTATCCCCGGAGCAGCACCTGTTCTTAAAGGTATGGTAAAAGGTACATTTAAGACATCAAAAGGCTCTGTATACGATGTTTTTGATGATAGCACTACAGTACGTAATAGGGCTGAAAGAGGTGACTCTGAATCTGTAGGCATACAACCCCGTAGCGGTAAAACTATCTATATGACTAGGGAGGGGGTAGACGAACTTGGCCCTCTCTTTCAGAATACAGAGATACCTGTGCAGTTTGTTCCTGTAGAAGGCGGCAAAGCTAAGCTTGTTTATACACAGGATTATGGCCCTAAGAAGGCAGGTATGGACGCTTCCCCAGAAGTACCCTACACACTTGACCCTGAGGTAGGTCTTCATCCTGTAGAAATACTAGACTCTAGGAATACAAATCGCCGCAACATACACTTTGGTAATGACATTACTGTAGTTGAGTCTAATGTACCTTCAACAAAAGCTAGTAACAAACAAGTATCTAACACAGAATATGATGCACGTATGGCTCAGCTAGACGAAGCACCAGATGCAGATGCATGGCAAAAGAGTACTAAAAAGTTTGTAAAAGAGTCACGGGATGTTAATCCGACAGTACGTACACCTGAGTTAGAAAGCTCTACAATGGATCTTATTGATGGTAAGATTACTAGAGAGCAGCACTTAAAGAATGTAGATCAGTTTAAGCCTGTTGACCCGTGGGATGCGCTGCCAAGAGAACCCTCTGATAAAGCTACTGTGTTCTCACTAAAGCCCAATCAGAGAAAGGATGGTTTCTTTGTGGTGTCAGAAGCAGCGGCTAAAAGCTTAGGAGTAGTTAAGTCTGCTTTAGCTGTTGGTCAACGCTTTTTAGGGCGTTTAGATATACCTGCCTATAAAGATTATGACACTTGGATCGTTGCAGGTAAGTCTCCTAAGGGAGAGAAAGGTACAGTATATGCCAAGGCTATACATTACGGTAGCGCAGACGGTAAACCTGTAGTATTTAGAGCTTCGCAAGGTAAAAGTGAGAAGATAGGTAAGGGTAAGGCTGACCCAGAATACACACCTGAGACGCATGAGAAAACAGGCTATGCTACTGTTGATGGGATAGTACAAGACTTAGATGTAGACTCAATTCGTGCCAAAGCAGCACAATACCTTAACGATCCAGAGTGGACGCAGGTAGGGTTTGACCCTCGTAGGCAGGGCGGCTTCTATGTTCGTGCAGGCGATAACAAGCATGTACCTATACGTGAAGCAAGCGAAGTAATACAGATAGGGCCATTGGTTCTAGCTAAGAATGCAAAACTAGATTTTGAACACACAGGATATGCAGAGGGCGGAGCAGTAATGGATGAACAAATGGAAATGGCCTTCGGTGACACAGGTGAACGTGTAGACCCTGTGTCAGGCAACGAAGTACCTATCGGCTCTATGCCAGAAGAAGTACGTGATGACATCCCTGCTCAACTGAGTGAAGGTGAGTATGTTGTACCTGCTGACGTTGTACGCTTCTTTGGTGTCAAGTTCTTTGAGGACATTCGTGCGGAAGCTAAGCGTGGCTTTGCTAGTATGGAAGCTAATGGTCGTATCGGTGGTGAGCCTATCCCTGCCGTGGGTATGGCTATCATAGAGCCTCAAGACGATCTAGATATTATGTTTGAAGATAGTGACTTTGAGGTAGTTGATGGTTATGCAGAAGGTGGTGTCGTAGGTTCAGCCTCTGATATCCTTTCTAATCAAGCTGGTGGTCTTATGGAGTATCGTCAGTATAGAAATCCTGCAGGGGAAGAGATCACTATCATGTTCTTTAATGGTATGCCTATGTCTATCATACCAGAGGGTTATGTACCTGTTGTTACAGACACAGACATTGTTGAAGCAGAAGCGGCAGAAGAAGGTAACGTTGCAGCGTCTAGTGTTGCACAACAGCAACCTGTCTATGCAGGTGAAGCTAAACCTATGGGCGGAGACAGCGATGATACCACTGTCGCTGACATGCCTAAACCAGTAGCTGTAAATTACAAAGAGTTGACACCTGATGAATTAAGAGATATGGTTAAGCAAGGCCAAGAATTAGCACCGCGTACAGTGCCTCTTATAGCAGGTTTGTTGAACCCTTTTGCGGGTCTAGCAGTTAAAGCAGCTATGTGGCATCAAGCAACTCAGGTTGAGAATGAATTAGCTCGCAGGCTTAAAGAAGAGGATTTATCTGAATATGATAAGACTTTCTATGAAGACCTACTAGAAATACAGAGAGCAGACAAACCAAGCTTAGCCGATAAGCTATTTAAAGATCAGAGTGAAGCAGAGGAAGTTCTAGGTAGGGATTACCTCTCACCTGCCCAACAAGCCGCTCAAGCCGTTGATGCACAGGTAGATGCTGAAGCTATTGATGCTAGTGTAAGAGCAGCGTTTGCAGGAGAAATGCCTACGGGTATGGCACCTATCTCTGACCCTGAACCTATTGAGCTTACCTCTTTAAATGATGAACCTGGTGCTAGAGACTACAAAGGCCCATTAGCAGGTCTTTCTCCTATGTTAGATACTAAAGGTGGGACACCTGAGCCATATGTATATCAGCCAGAAGCACCTACAGTTACAACACCAGAAACAGATAACGCGAGTGCTTTCTTGGCTTCTGAAGATAAAGTAATTGCAGATCAACGCAGAGATACTATTAATAAACTTATGGCTGAAAAGAAAGCAGAACGTGAGGCTAAAATAGCAGAGATTGATGCACAAATAGCAGCACAAGAAAGAGCTATAGCAGCAGCACAAGCACAAGTAAGCGCTCAGGCATCCTTGGCTGCAGCCGCATCCTCCGCCAATAATGACAACGATACTAGTACATACGAAACAGCTATGGCTAATGCTAGGGCTGCTGCAGCTACTAGAGAAAGAAACATATCTGCAGGCTTAGGCGCACAAACCAAGAAGGGCAGCCTTGCAGGTTCTAAATCAGGGTACTTTGACTAATACCTACTAAGACTACCATATAATAATAAGGCTACCCAGCAATAACGCTGGCCCCAACATAAGGAGAATAAAATGTCGGAAGCCATTCAAACGGACTCAATGTCACACAAACGTAACCTGTCTCGTGTACAGCGGGATGAGGAGGAGCTACGGGAACTGCTTAAACAAGCAGGAGCAACACAAGATGAAACAGAAGAAGAAGCTGTTGAAGCGGAACCCGATAGCTCAGAGTCTAGCGAACCCTCAGTTCAGGCAGAGAGTGTTACCAAACAAGAAGAAGAACCAAAAACTGAAGCACAAGAAGAAAATCTAAGTGCTGAAGAGAAGAACTTCAAGAAACGTTATGGTGATCTACGCCGACACACTCAAGAGAAAGAGAAAGAGTTTCAGGCACAGCTTGATAAACTACAGTCTCAGCTTGAGGCAGCTACTAAGAATGAGCTTGTACTACCTAAGTCAGAAGATGAAGTAGATGCATGGGCTAAGAAATACCCAGACATTGCAGGCATTGTAGAAGCTATTGCTGATAAAAAAGCTAATGAGCGTTCCTCAGAACTAGATGGGCGTTTAAAGGAGATTGAATCCCTACGAGCTACAGCTAAGCGTGAGAAGGCAGAAGCAGAGTTAGTCTCACTTCACCCCGACTTTCACGACATTCGTGCAGACGATGCATTCCACACTTGGGCAGAGAAACAGCCTAAAGTTGTACAGGATGCTCTCTATGAAAACAGTGAAGATGCTAAGTCTGTTGCACGTGTTATTGATCTTTATAAAGCAGATCAAGGTATTAAGACTAAGAAGGTGTCTAGCTCTGATAAAGCAGCAGCATCCTCCGTTAAAGCTAAAGGACGTTCTACCCCTGACACAGATGATTCAGCTAAGTATATTAGGGAGTCACAGGTAGCTAAGATGTCCATGAAGGAATACGAGCAGCGCATGGATGAGATCTTTGATGCTCAGCGCTCTGGTAAATTTATTTACGATGTATCAAAGAAATAAGTTGACAATACTTGTATCGTAGATAAAACTATAGGCATGTACAGTGTCAGGGATTAACTGCCTGTACATGCTTTTCAATAAGCACTAGCCACACGAAGAACTACCTCTGAGTATAGGCCCAGCGCAGATAGGACGGCCATCCTTGAAGCAAAGCTGACTACCCTAAAACAAAGAGCCTCTTTTATTGTGGATATGTAGTGTCTAAATCTCACGCCATATCTATAAAGGAGAATTATTATGGCTATTGGAACCGCTGGTGGTGGATTTGACGGGAACTTCTCCCCGATTATTTACTCCAAACAAGCACAGATCGCATTGCGCCGCTCTGCTGTAACTAACGCAATCACTAACAATTCATATTTTGGTGAAATTGCAAACCAAGGCGATACTGTTCGCATTCAAAAAGAGCCAGACGTAACCGTCAACGCTCTGCAGCGTCACACAGGCATCTCAGTAGAGAAGCTTGATGACTCTGACTTCTCGCTCACCATTGACCAAGCAAACTACTTTGCTTTCAAAATGGATGACATTGAAGAGCAGTTTGCAAACGTAGACTTCACATCTTTGGCCGCTGATCGTGCTGCATATAAAATGGCAGACGCAATGGACACAGACGTATTGTCTTACCTCTCAGGTCACACTTCTGCAGGTGCTTTCATCACTACTTCTGCTGGCGACAAGCAAACTGCTTTGACAGCTACTGGTGAATACATCACTGCAAACCACTTGGACGCAACTGACTTCGGTAACTTGACCATCTCTGGTACAGCTACTGCAGGCGATTCCGTTCCATTGGCTCCACGCTTGCCAGGTGCAACTGCCCTGTCAGCTACAACTGTTTCCCCATTGACTGTACTTGCACGTATGGCTCGTAAAATGGATCAAGCAAATGTAGAATCACGTGGACGTTGGGTTGTTCTTGATCCAGTATTTATTGAGATGCTGAAAGATGAAGACTCACGTATGCTGAACGGTGACTTCGGTGGTGCTGGCCTGCAAAACGGTCTGGTGTTGAACAACATTCACGGCTTCCGTGTTTATCAGTCCAACGCTTTGCCTGCTGCTGGTACAGGTGCTGGTACATCCGGTACAACTGCACAGTCTACTAACTACGGTGTTATCGTAGCTGGTCAGGACGATGCTGTTGCTTCTGCTGAGCAGATCAACAAAGTTGAGAACTACCGTGACCCAGACAGCTTTGCTGACATCGTGCGTGGTATGCACCTCTATGGTCGCAAGATTCTGCGCCCAGAGGCACTCCTCACAGCACGTTACAACGCTGCTTAAACTACCTAGAGTTGGGGCTGGCTACACGCTGGCCCCTTCCCTCTTATTACAGGGCATATGAAATGGCAACTTACATTACACTGGTAAACGATTTACTTCGTAGGCTTAATGAAGTCACTATTAACGTGTCCGACTTTGACGGTGTTAGAAACGTACAAGCTATCGCTAAAGATGCTGTTAACTCATCTGTACGTGAGATATTGCAAGAGGCACAAGAGTGGCCTTTTACATTAGTTACGTATACACAGACCCTAGCTGCAGGTACTAACACTTACGACTTCCCCGCTGACTTCTCTAAAGCAGACTGGGAAACATTCTATCTTAAAGCTGTTGAGGGCGCTGCCCCTAGTACTCTTCCTGCACTCACCTATGAGATGTACACACGCATGTACCGTGCTGCAGAGGATAGCAGTGGTTCAGATGGACGTGGTGTACCCACTAGGGTATACAAGACTATGGAAGATAAGTTTGGCGTGACTCCTGTGCCTGATAAGGCTTACGAAGTAGAGTATCGCTATTGGAAGTACCCTACAGATCTAACCTTGGCAGAGGATGTGTGTATTATACCTGATCGTTTTAAACACATCATTACGGATGGCGCTATGATGTACATGATGCGTTTCCGCTCTAATGAGCAATCTGCAAATGTACATCAAGATAAATTCCTTAAAGGTATTAAGACTATGCGTAGGCTTATCGTGGATAGCCCTACTGAACTATACTCTACAGTACGCAATAACACTGTAACAAAAAGTACATTCTAAATGGACAATCTCAGAACGCACCTTACTGTTTGCGCTGGTGGTTTGGTCACTAACGTAGACCCTATCACGCAAGCGTCTGCTCTAAGTGGCAGTGCTATTCGTATGATTAACTATGAACCTGCTCTATCTGGTGGGTATCGCCGTATTAGTGGCTTTCAGAATGACTTTGGTACTGTTACAGGCACAGGCCAGGTTCTTGGTGTTAACGTAAATGGTAACATTAATGATGGTATTTTCGCTTGCAGAAAACCTTCTTCTGGGTATAACTATCTACACAAGTGGAACAACAGCACCTCTAGCTGGGATGCTGTAACTTCTGCTGGTACGCCTGACATGACAAACGTTAGTCGTGTACGGTTTGTTAACTATAACTGGTCTGGCGAAGTTATGCTTCTCACAGACGGGCAGAACCCTGCAGCTACCTATGATGGTACTACTTACACGCAGATCACTCATGCTAATGCACCTAACAGTCCTAAGTTTTCAGAAGAGTTTTCTTCTCACATATTCCTAGCTGGTGATACTACTGATCCATATAATTTGTACTTTAGCGCTCCTCTTAATGCTACAGACTATAGCCCCGCTAACGGTTCGGGTGTCATTAATGTAGGCTATACTATTACAGCCATTAAGAAGTTCCGTAATGAATTGTTTATCTTTGGCGCAAACAATATTAAGAAGCTTGTAGGTACTAACTTATCTGACTTTCAATTGCAAAGCGTTACATCTAACTTGGGTTGCGTAGCACCTGACACAGTAGTGGAATTTGGTGGTGACTTGCTCTTCTTAGGGCCAGACGGTATACGCCCTATTTCTGGTACTGACCGTATTGGTGATGTTGAACTTGCTCCTATATCTAAAGAAATACAAGACATCTTTGACAATTATTACTTGTCAGAAGATATTGTAGATGTTAGTATTGCTGTAATACAACGTAAGTCTCAGTTTAGGTTCTTCTTTAAGAATGATGCTTCTTTGTCTTTGATTGGAGCTATACGTAAGAGCCAGAACAAACAGAGTATCTTTGAGTATAGTCAGCTTATTGGTATTGAGGCTAACTGCGTTGCCAGTGGTTTCATTGGCCAGTACGAATATGTCATACACGGTGATGCAGCAGGTAAAGTACATAGGCAGGAGCGTGGCACATCTTTTAATGGCCAAGACGTATTTAGTCTGTACCAAACACCTTACTACTACATGGAAGACCCAGAGATACGTAAGAATATCTATAACATCCACACGTATCTACGATCAGAAGGTACTACAGAAGTCTTTGTAGGTGTTTCCTATGACTATGATGACGTAAACACTAACAACCCAACTACATATGACTTTTCTACAGAAGGTGCGGCAGCACTATACGGTACAGCCATTTATGACTCTGGTGACATCTTCGATGGTAACCCTTCACCTAAAAAACTAACCAATGTATCTGGCTCAGGTAACTCTGTTTCTATTAGTTACGTAACCAATAATCAAAGTGCAAGTCATACTATTCAAGCTATTACGCTTACGTATGGCACAGCAGACAGGAGATAAACCGTGGCAGGTTATACAAGACAATCTACAGCAGACATCATCCCTACAGCAACGGTACGTGCTGCCCCAATTAACGCTGAGTACAACGCTCTGCGTGATGCCTTTGCTGCGACAGGTGGTCACAAGCATGACGGTACAACAGGTGAAGGTGAATACGTACCTCTGATCGCTGACCTAGACGCTAATAATAAAGTACAGGTAAATACAGGTGCAAACACTGTAGACTTCTACGTTGAAGTATCTGGTGTGCCTGTAGAACAGATCAGTGTACGTGATGGTGTTATCCGCCCTATCACAGACAACGACATTGACCTTGGTGCTACAGGTGCTGAGTTTAAAGACTTGTACATTGACGGTGTAGGTTACATTGACACACTTGCTGTACACGAGAATGCTACAGTAGCTGGTACACTTAACGTAACTGGTGTTATTACTGCCCCTGCTGGTGTCGTAGCTAATATTACAGGTAACTTGACAGGTAACGTAACGGGTAATGTTACAGGTAACTTGACTGGTGATGTTACATCAACTGGTACTTCTACCTTCTCTGATCTTGATGCAGTTGACCTTTCTGCCACAGGTACAACAGTTATTACATCTGGTGACATTAACTCTGGTACTATTGATAACTCAGTCATTGGTTCAGCTACACCTGTTGCTGGTACATTCACTACCCTTAACGCTAACACCAGCCTGACTGCAACTACTGCAGATATTAACGGTGGTACTATTGATGGTACTACTATTGGTGCTACTAGCCACACTACTGGTAAGTTCACTACACTGCAGTCCACAGGCCAAGCTACACTTAATACTGTAGACATCAACGGTGGTAACATTGACGGTACTGTAATCGGCGCTGTAGGTACTGCCGCTGGTAGCTTCACTACACTGTCTACCTCTGGTCAAGCTACACTAGCTACAGCGGATATTAATGGCGGTACTATTGACGGAACCACTATCGGTGCAAGCTCTGCAACTACTGGTGCCTTTACTACAGTAACTGCCTCTGGTGGTGTTACAGCTAACCTGACAGGTAACGTAACAGGTAATGTCACAGGGAACGTGACAGGTGCAGTAACAGGCAATGTCACTGGTGATCTCACAGGTAATGTAACTTCCGCTGGTACATCCACATTCAACAACGTGACCATTGATGGCACACTGAACATGAATGCTGGCACAACTGCTACCATCACCAACCTTACCTCACCTACCAATACAAATGATGCAGCTACTAAGGGCTATGTAGACACACAGGTATCTAACCTTGTAGACTCAGCACCGGGTACACTTGATACTCTTAACGAACTTGCTGCAGCCTTGGGTGATGACCCTGACTTTGCTACTACAGTAACTAACAGCATTGCCACTAAGCTACCTCTTGCTGGTGGTACAATGACTGGTGCTATTGCCATGTCCACTAATAAGATCACTGGTGCAGGTGATCCTACAGCGGCACAAGACGTAGCAACTAAAGCTTACACAGATACTCAGCGGGATACTCGTGTAGCCAAATCTGGTGATACTATGTCCGGTAACCTTGCAATGGGTTCCAACAAAGTAACTGGCTTAGCTGCTCCTACTGATGCTAACGATGCCGTTACTAAAACGTATGTAGATACAATTACAGGTAGCAGTACATCTGCCGCTGCCAGTGCCGCAGCCGCTGCTACATCTGCATCTAACGCAGCTACAAGCGAGACTAACGCAGGTAACTCTGCTACAGCCGCCGCATCAAGTGCCAGCAGTGCTGCAGCATCATATGATGACTTTGATGACCGCTACCTTGGTGCTAAGAGTTCTGCACCTACAGTAGATAATGATGGTGACGCACTTGTTATTGGTGCTTTGTACTTCAATAGTACAACTAACATTATGAACGTATATGGTTCTAGTGGGTGGCAGTCTGCTGGTTCTGCTGTCAATGGTACATCTGATCGTATTACTTACACTGCCACTGCAGGTCAGACAGTCTTTGCTGCTACCTATGATACAGGCTATGTAGATGTATATCTTAATGGTGTTAAACTTATCTCTGGTACAGACTTTACTGCTACCAATGGTACAAGCATTACGCTTACCACAGGGGCTGCAGTCAGTGACGTAGTAGACATTGTAGCTTATGGTACATTTGTAGTCTCAGATCACTATACTAAACTGCAGTCAGATGCTCGTTACGTTGAAGTAGCTGGCGATACGATGACGGGTGACTTGACAGTTAACGATCAAGTTGGTATTGGCCTTACCCCTTCATACCCTCTGCACATTTTTGACGACAACACTGATCGTAATATGGATACTAGTGGTGGGGGCCAACTTCACATTGATGGTAACGGATATAACTTTGGTATTGCGTTAAACACAGAGGGCGCAAACATTTACACTAATAGTGGCGTTCGTGATATAATTCTTGGCACAAATGAGACGCAAAGATTGCGTGTAGGCGGCGCAGGCGACATCTCCTTCTACGAGGACACAGGCACCACGCCAAAAATGGTGTGGAAGAGTGCTGACGAGCGGCTAGGGATTGGCACGAGTTCGCCTAGTCAGAATCTAACAGTAGGTTTTGCCGATAATGGTACGGATGGTATTTCATTTAGAAGTTCTACCTATGCAAATCTAGCTAAGATTTTGGTTCAAAACGAGACATCTACTCAAAACGGAAACCTGCAATTTTATACACGTTCAGGCGGTGATGTAAATGAAGCCATGCGCATCTCAAGCAGCGGGCTAATTTATATAAACGGCGATGGTACTGGTGGTCGTATCTCTGGCGACGGTACTGGCGGTTTGGTTCTTCAAGATGG